TTCCTATCTGCTAGGGCTGGCCTGATGACCTCGTTCCAGATTTTAGGGTTTTGATCTCCGATCTCATCCAGTACAACACCATCAAAGTATTGACCACGCAAGCTATCAGCGTTATCAGAACCATAAAGACTAATCCGTCTTCCCCAGAAGTCAACCCGTAGCTCCGAGATATTTGCAGTAGCTCCCAAAGGGCGAGTGAACTCAAGCAGATAGTCCCAAGCGACACGCTTAGACTGAGCGTAAGTAGGAGCAATATAGGCAAATCGTGGGTTTGGTTTCTTGCACTCAATGGCGGCCTTTATCAGGTGATTGATAGCGCTTACAGTTTTTCCCATACGGCGATGAGCCACTACCACCGTAAACCTGTGGTTATCTACTGCCTCATGGATCTTTAGCTGCTGATCCCTTGGCTTGTAAGCAATCTCGATTACTTCTGCCATGTAACCACGTGCTGTTGAGGAGCACCATCAAGGCCAGTAACCTCAGTTCTAGCCAGCTTAGGTATATGGTACTCAGAGAGCTTCTGGATAATGTCCAATGCCTTATGAGGATCTTTGTCAGCTACCTCATTAAGCCATCTATCCATGTTAGGAGCATTGCGCTCTAGTAGATTAGCAATAGCCTCTCTTACGATACCAGTAGCCTTATTAACCGTACCTTTAGGCCTTCCCTTACCCATGTTAGTAAGGTTAGCTATTCGTGTATCTTCTTCTACTTTACTGATTTCTGTTTCCATAATTGCATTATCCTTTGGATGTCATGCGATATAAAGTTATTGCCTCAATTCAATACTTAGGTATAATAATAGTTCACTAGGAGGAACTATGAATCTACTGCCTGTAGTTAATACTGAAATAAAAATTCCTAAAAAAATGCATAATGCTTTAGCTTTATTTGAAACTTACTGTGCTGTTTCTGGCATAGAAATAGTAACATATCAGCAAGTAATTGATTATTTAACAAAACACAATGGAATTGAATTAAGTCAAGGTTTTAAGCCACAATATTTATTTAATAGCCAAGTTTTTTCAGAAGATCAGAAGTAATAATTCCAGAATACGGGTGCATTTGCATTGATCTTATATCTGCTGCACTTGGATTTTTTGGGTCTTTAATATTTCTAGCTTTTACAACATTAGGCAATAACTCAAAAATAGTTAAATTATCATTAAGCATTCCTAGCCCTTGCCCCGGGACACCTCGTGGATAAGATGGATGACCAGAAGCCTGAATTATTGGAGAGCCAGCATAAATTTCTCCTACATTCATAATTCCACTTTCTTTTGCAAGTAATTGTCTAGGATCAGCAACAGCTAATCTAGCTTCACCTATATTTAATCCGCCTTCATTTCTAAAATTTACATCAAGTGATCCTTTAATTGCTTTTCTAATTGCATCTGGTTGTTTTCTAAATTGAAGAATACTTTCAGCAGAATCAACACCTTTCCAATCTGGAATAAATCTTTTTACATCTTTATCTAATGCTTTTTTACCACTTTTAGACATAGCAGAACTAGCATAATTTAACATTGATTCTCCAGTCATAGCAGCAAAATCACCACCAGTAGGAGCCATTCTCCACGGTATATATAATGGATTTTGACCTGTTATTCCTTTTACAATATTTGCGTGCTCCATGATTTGTTTTACAGGCTGATCTCCTGAAGCCCATACTTGACCAGGATTTCTAAACATATAATCTTGACCACCAAGTAAACCAACTGGTCTATTTAATAATATGTCATTAATTTTAATTAAATTCCCACCTGCGGCAGTACGATCAGACATACTGGTTACAAATGGTCTACCTTCATAATCAACTATATTAACTTTAGGAACATTAATAGAACCTGTTGGATCAATTACAGTTTTTAAATTTCTTAACCGTTCTTGCTCTAATTTACGTGGGTCAAATCTAGGATCAAACATTAATCCACTACGCAAAGCTCCTTTAGGAGCAGAACCAGCACTAGCACCACCAAAAGCATTCAAAGCCGTATTAAGTGATTCTTCTGGGGTTACCTGATAACCTCTTGCAGCCGTAATAGGAGCAGATACAGCCTTAGCCAAGTCATAAATGAATTGAGGAGCTATAAGCCCTTGCTTTGCGTTATAACGAGGCAATATACTAAGCCGTTCCTCCATAGGAACCATGCCAAATACTTCTTTTGTCTGCTGCTCAACTGGCGTTAGTAGTCCCATATATCGCCTCGTATACGTCCGGCCTGTTAGCCTTTATCCACTCTCGTGGTTCCTCATGGCATTTCTTGAAGTCTGTGCCTACCGTCTGGCTTCCTGCGTGATGCACATAAGCCCTTGACACAAAATGCCTAAATCCTGCCTGTTGCAGGTCATGGCATATTATATTATCGGAATACCAATTTGTACTAGGAAACTTAGCCGTATCCCATGCCTTCCTGCTTATGCTGGCAAATATTGGCGCGATTACACCCGTTTCCTTGATCTGCGCCTCACTGCGCCACCTTAGCCCTACCCGACTGTCATCCTCTACAGGGAACCTAATGTTTTGATCTGGCAATACATAGTCAGACCTAGCCCCCAAGATTCCGTAATTTAGGTCGTTTGATTCCAGAATTCTCAGATCCTCTGCCAGCAGCTTTATCGTATTCGGGTTCAGCACCACATCGTCATTACTGAGGATTACTGAGTCAAACTTGCCATGCTGGAATGCGTAATCTGTAGCCGTATTGTAGGCATCACCAAAATTACTCGATAAATTAGGACTCCAAACTAGGTTCGGCAGGATTCCCTTAACCTTGTGCCAAAGCTCAAGACTATTCCCAGATAGGTATACAGGCATCGTAGGCGCATAGACTCTGATGCTCTCCAGCAATACAGTTATGCCAGGATTGTTTACCGTACAGATGACTATTGCTTGCACAATGTAACTTTCATGGAGTCTACAGCCCTTGGAGTTCTCAAAATTTCCTGATCGGGAATCCCAGTTTCTGACATTTCTGTGCCTAGCACTGATAAGTTAAAACTCAGCTCTGTTAACTTAAACCCTGAATCCCACCCCAGATACCAGCACCAGTCAGTGTAATACAGCCAACTGTTCTCATTAAATGCCCGTACATGAGTCGGATCTTGCCATGCGCCAAGGCTTAATTCATACGGAACAGAAATAATAAATTTCCCGTTCGGGATTAATAAGTCCCGACAATTCCTCATGGCATCGACTAGGTTGGGGATATGCTCCAGAACATCGTTAGCCAGAATAGTGTCAAATATCTCTGGTCTTATCTTGATCTGTCCGAATCGAGTCTCAACAATCTGACCCCATTGAACCTTTGAAATATCGCAGCACCAGTCAGGTTTTACCCTTGACTGAATGTCGGAGTTTAGACAATCTTCCCGCCAATCCTTGCCGGAACCTAGATTTAATATCACTTTTTCTTGTTTCTAGCGGAAATTGCTGCGGCTTTCTTCTTGGCATCTGCCTTACTGCTGGCTCCCCATGCTCGTAAAGACAGTAGCAGACGAGTAGGCTCACCATTTGGCTTCTTCTCCGCACCAGGCATCCCACCCATTCTGGCTAGGAAGCTGGCTCTACGTGGGTTGTCTCCAGACTTAACCGGAGCCTTTAGGTTAGAACCAGGGTTCTCAGCCTCGTAAGACTTCCTACCCTTCTCGTTCAGACCACCCTTGGCATTCTTTCCTGCCTTCTTAGTCCATGCCGCTGTCATTTCTTCTTCTTGGCTTTGTTCGTAGCAGTACGAGCACCACGCTTAGGCATCCCGACCATAATAGCTATGGTTACGCCCTTCTTGCCATTTTTGCCATTGCTATCGTTATTTTCTTCTTTTTCTTCGTGCATACAATTCTTGCCGCCCTTGCACTCGCCGCCCTTGCACTTAGGGCATGATTTCATACCTTTCATTTTTTAGCCTTTTTAGGTGGTTTTGCAGTCTTAGCCGCTTGCTTGAAGTCGGCCTTAGTAGGAGCGCCCTTAGTTCCCGGCTTCTTCATCTTCTCACCAGAACCCTCGGCTATACGCTTGCGCTTGGCATGAATATTGGCATAAAGTCCGGTTTTCATTTCTTGCCCTTCTTCTTAGCCATGCCAGCTTCGCTAAGTGCAATTGCGACCGCCTGTTTCTGAGACTTGACCACTGGGCCGCCCTTACCGCTATGCAGCTCTCCCTTGCCAAACTCCCTCATAACCTTGGCTACCTTCTTCTGGCCTTTGGTCTTCTTCATTTAACAATTCTCCTAACTGTAATTGAAGTTCCTGCTCAGTCACACCATAAGCCCTCTCAAAGGCTTTGCGGCCTAAACCGTGGTAGCCTGAGTTTCCTCGATGATGAGTCGGGCAAAGCGGTATTACGTTATCGTGCGAGTTCCTGACTCCCATCCCTAAACCAAGACCTCGGATATGATGGATCTCAGCCGGAGTGCCAGGATAACCTGCTCTATAGCAGATTATACAACCAATGTCTGCAACTTTTGACAAGTATTGTGCTTCTCTTTTACGCACGATTTTTACCTTCTAGCCGCTTCTGAGCCAGCTTTACTATGTGTTTTATCTGGTCTGGGTAGTAGTACCAAAGGTTACCGAATGACTGCAACCCGATTTCCTCAACATCCTGATCCGTTAACTTTCGCAAGGTTAGCGGCAATTCGCTCTTGTCTAGCAAGGTTTGTTGGATCATAGTTGGCGAATCCGTCTACGTCACCGCACTCTGGACATTCTGTAAGCGAATCGCCCGAAAACCAGCAATGTCCTTTAGGTATCTCATCCCAATCGTCTATAAATCCGCATAAGCAACATTGAGCCAAATTGCTATCGTCAACTATGTATTTGTCGTTCATATTATCCTCTTATTGAGTTGCACTATCCAGACCTCTATTAGACGCTTCCTGTGACCGCCAGACATCTATCCTAGCCCGTGCTGCTACCAACATCCACCTAAGCGTCTCTGCCTTCTCTACAGCCTCTTTAAGCCCGTCCAGCACTGCTAGATACTCTGGATGGCTGTAAGCATAATTATCCTTGTCGGCAATAGTGTTCCCCATTGCTACAGAGAACAACATTGCTTTCTTGCTTTTACGGAATTCTTCAAGGTAGGTAACCTGAGCCTTGGCCTGTGCGTATTCAGCAGAGTGCCGGATCATGTAGTTAATTGCTTCGTGGGGATCTATTGGGTTCATATTAGCGGCTCGTAACTTTTACAGAAAAAACAGCAGAAACTTTTGTATATTTTGCAATTACTTCAGCATCAATGCCAACATCAGCAGCCAGTTTTTTCCAGTCAACTGTGTTGCGGTTTGCTTCAACGATGGTTGCCTTAAACATCATGCCTTCGTAAGTATTTGTACCGCCAGGAGTAGTAGCAGCGTCTTTTAAATCTGCTTTGATTGCATCAGCCTGTTTTTCCAAGTCAGCAATTTGTGCTAACAGTGCGCCAAGTGTGTCTACTGTGTTGAGATCGTTCTTCATATTCAGCTCCTAGTGATTGATATTTTGCTGCCGTGAAAGAACTATAGCACAGTATTCCGCCGATGCAACATATATATTTCTATCGGCTAACAATTATTGATAGATTTTATTTAGCAGCGTGTTGCCATACATAATCGATAGCCTGAGCAAATTGCTTTCTTGTTAACGATAGCTGTAAGTTATCAGTAAGCACCAGACCATCGCCCACCTGCTTTAAATCGCTACCAGACAAGCCCCACTTGCCAGACTTCTTGTGCCTTTCATCTACCTTTAGCATGGCATCTAACCCTACCCTGATGTCTTTGGCCTGATCTTCCTTGCCATCAGCGTTAGCAGCCACTAACCCAATATTGAGCCTTGCGACTATCGTATGCCAGCTCTCAACATCTCCGTAGCCCTCTCTTAGCTTCATTAGTTCAGCATGGGGAGCCAGTTGCAGGGCTGTCTCTGATTCTGCGCTATGCCTTATTGTCAGTGGTATCGTCCTTGGTACGTATCTTTTAGGTTTTCTTGGTTTCTTATTTGATGGCATTTTTAATCACGCTTAACGCTTCCTCTATGTTCCGAACAATAGCCGCCTGACCTTGCCAGTCTGCGTGCCAGATTATTTGTTGTGGTGTCAGCTTCCCATCACCCTCTTTAATTTCCATTAAGAAATTGTATTTAATGCCTTTGTTTG